CTTAAACAAGAAGTTGCCATCATCCGACATGGTTATGGACAGGCTTGGATGCTTGTCGCCGTTACCTTGACCATGACTAGGTACGGGGCAACTAGCAAGGTAACCACCACCAACTTTCTTTGCGTTACCCAAGATGGACGCTATTTCTTGTGCTGACATTAGTTATCTTTATTAAAGGGACAAAAAAACCAGAGTCTCCCCCGAAACTCTGGTGCTGTGGAGTGCTAGGGGTTAGCTAAACATCTCGTCATCGTCAAGGGAAGGTGCTGGCTTTGAGGGTGCGGGTTTGCTAGGTGCGGGTTTAGCAACTGGTGCTGGCGCAGAGAACTCAGGCTCTGCCGCTGCACCTTCTTGCAAAGCCGCGGGTCTAGCTACCCAACCTGTGACATTGAACTCAGGTACACGAGTGCTGCCCTTACCCACCTTTTCGGGGCGTGAGCCTGTATATTCAACCACGGGCAACTTACCCACATTAGCGCCAGCTTGTGCTTGCACTTGCTTCCACAGACCTTCCAAGCCCATGTTTGCGCCTGCGCCATTGGCACTGAACTCTGTGACTCCCATAGTCTTGTTGTAAAACGTAGCCTTGAAGCCACGCTTATGTTCAGGAGTAGGTTGTGCGCCTTTACGACCCAACGAGTCATCAGCATTGAATTCAAAGATGCCAGTTGCGATCAACATCCATCCAGTTTGCAAGTTCTCGTAGTCAAAGACAAATTTCTCAAGGTTGAATTCACCATCTTGGTTTGACCAAGCATTAGCTTGGGGGCTGAATCTGATGTAGTTGCCAGAGCCGCCAGAGTTTGAAAGGTTTAAGTTCATTTGAAGTTTCCTGTTTAAAGTTTAATGAAAAGTGGCTGATGCCACGGGGTTGGGGGATTCGGGGTAGTGATTATTGGGTCAAACCTTTATCTCGTGCAAGCGTTAATCCGCTAGATATGCGGGAAGTTAACGCTTCAAGGCTAGGCTTTTGGTCTTTTGTTAGCAGTTTCTCAGCCTGTGCAGGGGTGATGATTTCGGTCTTTGTTACTTGGCGAGCGTCAAGCCCCAAGGCTAAGAGTCCAGCATAAGCCTCTTTCTCATCAGTCCACGACCGCAACGCTCGTTTAGGTTGCAGTTGCCAACCATCAATGACTGAGCCTGACTCCATGCGTTTTAAGGCGTGATCTCGTACCGCCTTGATGTAGCCCTCAACCATATCAAACTTAGTCAGCAAGACGCTGATTTGACTCTCTGTGAGCATCTCTACAGGCGGTGCAGTGGCAACTACTTCAGCGATGTTTGCTTGTGCAGGGCAAATAGTTCTTGCGTTGCAGTATTGGCAAGCAGAGTCAGAGGGTACAGGTTGAAAGAGTGGGTTGATTGCATTCTCAATGGCAGGGACTAGGATGTAATGCTCCCAATCTACGAGTTCTTGCGTTGTCATTGAGTGCTTGCGAGTCTCGCCATGATGGGGTTGGATAATCCACAACTCGACCTTATCAATGTCTTGATAGAGGTTGCCATCTTCAAATGCTGCCAATGCGTACAGGCGTAGCTGGTCATTGTCAGCGTCAACATATCCACGACCAGTTTTCAAATCTGCAATGATGAGTTTGCGTTTCTGTTTACTGACTCCAATTACGTCAGTTGTACCGCCTACCTTGGCTTTGTAAGTGTCTTGGTATTGCAGGAACTTCTCGACTGTCACGCTACCTTTACCAAGTTCATCTTCCATAGCCCAAATAGCTTTCAGATGCTCAAGAGCCATCTCACAGTTTTCCTCAGTCATGGTGATACCTTCCACGACTGTACCAATTGACTTCATTGGGTCAGAGTCAAGTTGGTAGCAAGTCTCTGCCAAGGCATGAATGGCAGTCCCGATCTTTGCCGCTTCTCCACCCTCGACATAGGGCATCAGTGCTGAGAGTCTGGCAGAGGCGGGACAGGCAATCCATCGGGATGCCGCTGATGCTCGTAGGCTTAGTTGTTTGATTGCCATGATGCTCTTTCAATGTGATGGTTTTCAATAAGGAGTTGATAGGCGAGTTGCCTTGTTTCATTTGAGACTGCATGACCCAAGTCTTCAGGGTCTAGCAGACGCTTGATGAAGACTACAGTCTGTTGATTCTGTCTACGTTCTTGTTCAAGCTGTGAGCCAAGCCAAACGATATGCTCACGCAAGGTTTGCCGTTCTTTGTCATCCATGATTAGTCTCCGCAAAAGCAAGCAATAGATTCTTCATTGGGGTCGAACATATCTTTTTGTTCAGCCGCAAATTGAATCATGGATTTATAGGATGGTCTGTCGGAACGAAATACCGCACCGCTTGGCTTGCTTGCCAGTGCCAGTGCCTCCATTCGCGCCCACCATATACCACGTTCTGGTTTTTCTGCAATTAGAGATAACACTTGAGAACCGCCTTTTAGGAAACATAAATCACAGTTGCCGTGATAAGTCACGCCGTTGATGTTTGGCAGTTCAAGATCAAAGGATTGGTTTCTCCAAAACTCACCGACTGTTTCTTTGGTTACACCAGCAGTTACAAGTGGCATCCTTGATTTATCGGCAATCTTGGCGGCTCTACGTTGCTCATCAGCCCTCATACCAATCCAATCCATTGTTTCGTTATGGTCATCCCATCCAGTAGATTTCAAATATTTGTGGATACTGCGAATCTTCAATTCAGAAGTACAGAACCTTGTCACAGGATTAGGCAAGTATTGACGCTTGCGTATCAACGCCTCAAATGGTTCTCCATTCCTGCTGGCAGTTTCGTAATTGACAACAGCAAATGCAGGGTCTGCATCCCGATACTCAACCCAAGTTATTGGCACATTCCAGTTGACAGAGCAATCATTAACGAACTTCAAGGTTGCTTCCTCCTCTTTGCCCGTATTTGCAAAAATAACCCTTGCGTGGGGGGGGGTATTCCATTATTAGCGTCAAGAATACGCCACAACATATACGCAGAAGTCCTACCGCCTGAGAAGCTGATACAGGTAGGTTCTTTGATTTCAAATGGGTTAGCCATGTCTCAACCCCCAACAAGCAATGAGTGCTGCATCAGCACGACCATCGTCTTTCTTGCGCTTGAAGTAGTCCACGTTATAGGGGAACAACTCCATAGCCCTTGCTCTAGCGCCATCCTTACCACCTGTAACGCCCATAGCTTTCTGCCAAACTTGTGGAGTCACGAGAGTGGACTTGATTGATCTAGCCGCTATAACGCCTTCTATAGCCCCAAGAGAGCGCCCAAAGGAGAACACGCTTGTTACCCCTTGCCCTGCCATTGCAAACACCTTCTCGATGTACGCTTCTTCAGGCTTAAACAGATCAAGGATAGCAATGAGTTCGGGGATGCTGATCTGCCTCTTGGCTTTGCCATTGCGATCTAAGGTGACTGTTGGCATATCGACTACACCTGTGAGAGTCTCGCCTTGCATCATCGCAATAGCCCCATTCAAGCCAACGTCAATGCCAATGATTCTGCGTGGTGTAAAGACTGTAGTGGTCATTCTGTACCCCCATTTAAGGCTGTAATACGCTGCTGAATAAGGGAATCTACCGATTCTTCTAGCCGTTGTATTGAAGTCACGAGTGGTATGGTTCTACCAGTTGCATAGCGACTAACTTGAGAGGGGTCAAAGCCAGCATGACGGGCAACATCGGTGATGGTGTAGCCAGCTTTCTCAGCCTTTTCCCTAATGTTTTCAATGGTTTGCATGGTTGGAGTGTTCATAGCCAAGGATTCTAGGGAACATTGGATTAATAAGTCAAGTGCTATCTGATTAAATACCCTAGTGAAGTGTGTGGGATTAAATAGGTAGGGGTTGACTTAGTAGTCCAACTCTATATGATTGGCAACATCAACAACGCAACAGGAGATATTAGATGACAAACACAACTAAACAAATTCGTGGCAACTGCCAATGCTGTGGTCGCCAACAAGCTGTTGTCAATGGCTTGATGTCCAAGCATGGCTACACAGTTAAAGATGGTTGGTTTTCTGGTGTTTGCTCTGGTCGTAATTACACCCCTATCCAAGTTAGCCGCACTACAACAGACAAAATCATTGCTGACATCAGTGCAGAAATTCCTGAATTGATTGCCAAGGCAGAAAAAGTAAAGTCTGGTGAAGTTACCCCTAAAACAATCAAATTGCGTTTTAACAAAGGTGAAATTCCTTTTGAACAAGGTGACCGCCGCCAACAATCTGATGCCAAAACTAGCTTGGAATGGGCTTATCGCAATCGCGCAAGAGCAGGGCAAGAATTTGTTAAAACAATGATTGAAGTTGCTGACAAATTTCATGGTCAACAATTAGTTGAAGTAACCAAGTAAACCCAACGGGGCGCAAGCCCCATCTTTCAACCTTAAAGGAGAATTGAAAATGAATGCAAATCAAAGCAAAGCCTACTTAGCAAGAATTGACGCATTTGCAATAACCCGCAATGCGGTTGCTCATGCAGAAAATTGTTTAGAGTCATGTAGCGGATGGGATGTTGAAAGCCTTGGCTACAACATTGAATGCAATTTCCCTGAAATTGATTCTGACAAGTGCGATGCAATAGCTGCAGCAGTAATGCGTAAAGCATCATTCAACCACAACGCACCCTACAACGCTGAGTTCTTAGGCGCACAACCCGCTCGTGCTGGTCAAGACTATTAAGGAGCAAACCTCATGAAAGAAACAATCCCCGACATTCTCGCCGCCGTTGCTATTGGCATCGGTCTAGCTGTTCTCTTGGCATCTTGGTGGTCAACGTGACCGACCTTCAAGACTTTTGCCAAGAGCATCGCTCTATGGATGAGTTGGTAGAGGCTGGCTACAAGCCTACCAACGTCTACAACGCCGTTAAACGCAAGGAGTTGACCAATACCAAGGCTACAGACGATTGGGGGCGCAAGCTGCATGGTAAGGGCTTGTTCCTGTCCACAGTCACCATTGCGCCAGCTAACTTCACCGCCTTGCAGTCAGCATGGAATCAATCACAACCCCAAGGAGAAACAGCATGAGCATCGCATCAGAAATCACAGAATTGATAAACCGCATAGCGCCAGCTAAAGGCATTGTCGGCGGCTTTATGAGCCGCAACGAGATCATTCAACTCATTGACAAGGTCGCCAATGATGCAGTTGCTATCGGCTGGACTCATGCGGAGACTATGACTAGGAAACGTCTTGAGAAGAAAATTGACCTGATGGAACAAGAAATGACCATCATCAAAGACCAGATGAAGTCCCTTGAACTCGACTTGCTGGCGGCTGAGAGCAAATGAATACCCTCATCAAGTTTGTCATTGCCGCTGCCTGTGCAGTTGCTTTGATGTACTTTGATTCGTTAGATAACAAACCAAAGGAGAGAGCAAATGTGGGAAACAATCATCTGGGTAGCCGTAATGGGGATTTCAGGGTTCGTATTGGGAATCTGCGTTTGCATAGGATTTGTGTTGTACCTACTAAACAAGGTAGCAGACGAGTGAAGTGTCCAGTTTGCGAGTGGACTAGAACACCTGACAACAGATATATGTGCAAGAAGATTGAACGAGTCATTCTTGCAACTCAAATAAAGAAAAGGAAAAAGTATGGGATGGAGAGAATTGACTATCAAGTACGTTAAGGATTTACTCAGAGCCAAGACCCCTTTGGAAGTAGCCGAAAAGGAACTTATTGAGGCACAACATTTAAAGATGCAGGGCGAGAGTGCTGTTGAATACGCTCAATCAATTGTCGGGTACAACGAGAAACGCATC